CGAGTCTTATCTGCGGCGGTCTCTACCTGATCTATCGCTCGTATGACGAGGCTCAGGTCGAGGAAGATCTTCCGGTGCCTGCTCAGACATATGAAGACGCGGCCATCTCTACTGAGCCTGTCGAGGCTACTGATGATGTGCTCACCCACGAGTGGCCGGTCGTGAACGCGGATTCGGACCAAGGGTCGAACACGTGGGAGATCAATACCGAGGATTACAGGATTGACACGATGTCGATCGCGCGTATGGCACCTGGATCTGTGTTCATCCCGGAGTCCGGCATCTACATGGAGCTTCAGGGGTCTGATTCGTTCGAGGCGTCGAACTATGGCGATCTTCAGACGATCCATGTGCCGACTAACGTGCACCGAGGTGTCTGGTATTCAGCTGGAGCACCTCTCACTGCATCCGATACCGGAGTTCTCACCGGCGTTCGTCCGGGGTTTGATACGCCGCAGTCTGCTGCTGTCTCACCCACCTCGTCCCCCTCCCCGTCTTCTTCCGATACCGTGCAGTCTGGAACACAGACAAGCTCAGCACACGCAGTGAGTATGACAGGTGGCGAGGGAACGACGTTCATCGCATCCCATGTGGCGTGGACGAAGCGGCATCGTGGGGCTCTGTACACCATGGCCACGGATGTCTCTCAGAATGAGTTGATCTGGGTGAAAGGCTTCGATGGATCGCTCTCCACGTGGCGCGTGAGCGGCATGTGGGTGGCTGAGCACCAGGCGTTCCCGGAGGACTATTTCAGCGCCACTGGGCCTCGTCGGTTGGTGCTGACGACCTGTGGTGGCCGTGTGAACAGTTACGGCTACTATCAACAGAACGTGTTCTTGGTGGCAGAGCCTGTGCCTGTGTCTCTATGAGCGGAGAAATAAGTAGGGAGCCAACGATAAAGCAATACCCCGTAGCAACGGTGTGCAACCGTGCTACGGGGTATTGGTGTTGTTTGCGATATCCTGTTGTGCGATTCAGTTGTGATTGTGGTTGTTGATCAGAATAGTACCACGCTCTTCTCAGAAGGGCGGGTTACCCTGATCGAACCCGTCACCGAACGGATCGGACGCATCGAGCGCATCGTTCGCGAAGACGGGAGCCTGGGAAATAGGCGCAGGAGCAACCTGCTGGACGGGCGCAGCAGCCTGCGCAGCCTGAGCGGCGCGGTTCTGAGCATCCTGCTCAGCAGCACGCTTCGCAAGGCGAGCCGTGGTCACCTTACGGCTCTCTTCCATCTGAACGTCATCGACGATGTGCTTTTCGATGTAGTGGGTTTCTCCGGTGTTGAGATCGGTGTACGACTCAGTAGTCGGGTGGTGCATGATCCTCACCAGGTCGCCCTGGTGAATCATATCGAACACACCGTTCGACCGATCAGCGGGGATGAAGCGTTCAAGGGACACGGCGTCTGTACCGCGCTCGCCATTTCGCTTGGTGAAGTTCTGGTTGGCCAGAATGGTGAAGCGAACGGTACGAGAGCCATCCTTGTTGGGGAAGAAACGCGGATCAGAGGCCATACGGCCCTTGACGATAGCGAAGTTATCGGGGTTAATGTTAGCCATTTGTATTTCTCCTTCTTATGGCGAGTGGTGGATCTTACGATCCTCTATCAATATTCATCTTAGTACATCTGCGATGTACGGATTCTTAGTCTTCGAAGAAGACTCTTTCTCTTAGAACTGGGTGAACTTGAATTCACCAGTCAGTTCGTCGGTGATGAACTCGACCATCTCTTCCATGTCCTTCTCGACACCGGAGTCACCAACCCAGTGGCTCGGTTTGCCGTTTTTGAAGACTAGGAAGAAACATCCGCATCCATCCTCAGTCATATCGATGACTGTCGGTCTATGGAGAAGTTCGAAAAGATTGCAGTGATTCCCCAGACCATCGACGAATCCATGTTGACCTAGTTCTGCTTGATATGCATGGGTCGTATTAGTTGGTTGCTCATTCGAGAGAATCTGAGCAACCTTCTGTGCGATTTGGTTGATGTCCTTATCATCAAGCATCTGAGCCCTCCTTTGCTTCGTTGGGATTGTCGATGATGATACCGATGAGCGTGTCAGCAACAATGTCAGGTGCGTTACCGTAGCTGGGGTACAAACTTTCGATGCCGAACATGCATGAGCCAGGAGCGTCAACGTTCATGTCGTACAGGTTCTTGATGACTTCGTTTTCGAGAAGTTCTCTGAGGCGTTCTTCGGTGACGGTGAACTTACCGTCACCGATGCATTCGATGCCGTTCACGGCATCATCGATGTACTCGATGTTCTCTGTCACGGCTGTCACGGGATGACCTTCCAACCCTTACCGTCACCAATGTTGCGCTTCATCGTGCTATCAAGCACGGATTCAGTAGTGATGGCGTCAGTGGCTGTAACCCAGCAGAACTCTGCGTTGTCGGTGAGCGACTTGAGGTAACGAGAGTCGTCCGGGCCGATCAGGATGGCCCCGAGACCAAGCCTGTGGAACGGGATAGAGAGATTCTTGAGCTTGATGATCATTGAAAATTAGCCTTTCTTCTGATGTGTGTTGCTTTCTTTCGGAGTGTTTAGATGCGTTCAAGGGACACGTCATCAGTGTGTGGATCCCATGTGATGGAAACAGAGTGTTCGCCATCATCAAAACATGCAACGATATTGATGTCAACAGTCACGGGTTCGTTGTCAGTGTGGAACACGTTTGCATCAAGGTGTCTGATCGTTTTGATTGCTTCAGAATTCATAATGAGTACAGTCTTTCGATCGGTTGTTGTGTATTATTGAGTTGTTTTGTGGGCCATGCAGGACTCGAACCTGCGAAATTTCTGATGGAACAGGTAACCCCTGTGACACCGCTTGTGCACCAACGATGCCGGATGTTGCCGTGTTCCTTATCAGACACTAAGCCGCCCGTCTACGGCCCTTAGTGCTGCTACAGGAATCGAACCTGTATCGGCCACTCTTCCATTTGATAGTAGAAACAATCAAATGGTCGAGCAGCCGCTCTGCCATTGAGCTAAGCAGCTTGTCACCCACACCCTTCCGACAAGGGTGTCTCAACGTGAGTGACCCATAGTCAACGCTAGAAAGGAAACAAATGCGCGTTGACTAGCTCCCAGACTAAGATTCGAACTTAGATTTCCGGGATCAAAGCCCGGCGTGTTGCCCTTGCACTATCTGGGATAAAGCCAAGTACGTTACTTGGCCGAGTAGGTGGGGTTATGTCACTGTCCTTCGTGAATAACCATGATATTGCCTCCGTTGTGGCTTCCTACCCCTTTAGTAGCTTTTCAGGAAGCATTTGAACTTGAGAGTGACCAGTAGATGACCCTTGGCAGTGTGCGTCGGCCACGCATTGTCTGCGCAAATGTCTCATAGGACATCTTGAGACCGGTGCTCAATACCCACGGCTTGTCGCCATCGTCGAAGGTGAGCACGCGAAATGCTTCCCAGCAGTCATCACCGATAAGTGTGCCAGATGGGATTTGCTTACTGTCCAAGATGGCAATTTCCCCGTCAGTGTCGATGCACAGGAACTTCGTAGATTCGTCCGGGGTAAGCTCGTTTTCGAGCTTCTGTCGAAACTCGTTGACAATATTGTCGATCGTCTTCTGCATGTTCATCTTCTGGAGGTCGTTCATTGTTAGTCCTACCTGTCTTTTTATTTCACGAGGGTATTCATGATCTCTTCAGCGACGCACGTACTACAACAATTATTGTCGTTCATGCCCTTTTCAAAGGCCGTTTCCAGTGCGTCTGTGAGCCAAACTTCAGAGACGGTGAACGTTCCATCGTCATTACGCTTGATACCGATGTTGTCAACCATTGGTCTGTCCTTTTTGTGTAGGTTGTTGGAATGTGCGTGGGCCAGGCAGGACTCGAACCTGCGGTGTGTCGTTAACTGTGGCCGATTTACAGTCGGCTCCCTTCGCTACCCCATTAACTTAGCGTACTGACCCTTGTAATTACGACTATGGCCACCATACGGGGGTGATAATAAACGTATGGTGGCCTTTGGCTGAAGTCACAAATCAGCCGCGAGTAGTCACCCGCAATACAAGTGTGCTTGTTCTTGTATCGTCGGAATGGCGGGATTCGAACCCGCGACCCCCTGCTCCCAAAGCAGGTGCGCTACCAAGCTGCGCCACATTCCGTGAAGCGGGTTCACCCCCGAGGCCCCAGATGATCCCTGTTTTCTCTGTTGAGAGAAAGGCCCTGGGGGTGAACCGGATGCAGTATCTAATGAAGAGGATGATTCTTCATCATTCTGCTACCTCTTGTTCCCAATGTATTGGTTCGATCCACGATTGGTTAAAGAGGGGTTATGTGGGGGATGCTGTTCTGCTATCTATCATCGTAGTAGAACTTGACCAACAGAAACTCACACACAAACGCCCAATGGCGCAATTGTTGGTCCTCGGAGTGCTACCCCGTACGCGATCCCCCGATCGCGGTGTCCGGTGCATCCGCTTGATCAGAGCGGCAGGAGCTAGGTCCTAATCATCCAGCATTGCCCGGACACTCGGTGGTCCCCTCGGTGGGATTCGAACCCACAAGCCAAAGGCGGCGCATTTTGAGTGCGCTGTGTTTGCCACTTTCACCACGAGGGGCGGTGAATATTTAGTTAGTACCAGTGTACATTACCTCCCCTTGTACATCTGTGATGTACAAGGGGTACACACAAATATACACAGGGGAGGCAACATGAATTGACTGACTGACTGTCTGGACTGTCAGTTATCGATGAGCAGGGTAAATGGGGATGTACGTGGCGATAGCCCTACGCCCCATCTCGATCTGTTCACCCAGATCTTCAGCGAGAGACTCATCATCCCAGTGACCACCGTCAGGGCTGATCCAATGACGCCTGCACTTCATGTACTGGCGGTCCTCATGAGTGATTTGCTCAGTTGGGCCGACAGTGATGATCAGCGTTCCTACTGGGAGAGAACTCAGATCGGTTTCACCGTTTCTATCGAGAAACGCAACAGTAGTAGACATGTGCCGTTCCTGTCAGTTCTCGGAGTTCTCAGTGTTCTCGGCATTGGGCGCAGCGTGTGCAGCCTCGTAGGCGGCGATGGTGTCCTGGCCCAGCTGGCTTCGCTTGGAGACGGACACATCGTTCTCCAGTGCCCAGGCACGGATCTCTGCGTTCTTCTGACGCTTGACACGAGCAGCTTCGCTGGAGCTACGTGACTTGCGCTTGCGTGCAGGCGCACGGCGAGCGTGTCGAGCATGTTCAATGTAGGGCGCGAGAGCCTTGTTGAACTCGTCTGCATGCTGCTCAGAGAGATCGATGATGTAGTTCTTGCCACCCACGCTGAATTCGATGGTGGTGGTAGCAGGCGAACCGTCGATGTCATCGATGAGCTGAACGTCTGTAATTTCCTTGCGCATTGTTGTGATTCCTTCCTTGTTTTTGTTATGGCTGCGCTGTTGGTGATGTTTCACCTATAGAGAAGATCTCTGTGTATTTATTATGCATAGGAGAACACGTTCATGTCAAACGTCTGGGAGAGCATGAAACACACATTGATGCACAGGCCAATGGACAGTCTGTGCATCAATGTGTGTTCTCTCTACGGTCAGGCAATCAGACTGCTTCTGACTTCTTGCAGAATCTGGCCCAAGTGGTTGGAGCCAATGCCTCGGCATTTGCCCCAATAGGTATCACCCCAACTGTTGTCTTCAACAATAGGTTCAGTGGTCGCCAAGAGTAGCTTGCGTAGCTTCGGATTCTGCTCAAACTTAGCTCGTACCACTTTTTCCATCACAGACAGCCTGCGCGCATTCCACTCACCCACGTTAATGGGCACACGCTTCCCAAGCCGCTTTGCTTCAAGGGGTGTCACGCTACCGGTAAACATGTGCGCGTACTGTGAGTTCTTCTGTCCCTGGAACGCGGCTTCTGCGCTCTCATATCGTAGCCCGTCAATCTCGATCGGGCACGGGTAGAAGTTGGACAAGAACCAGTAACGTCCTCGGAATTGCATGGTCTCTCCTATGTGGGGATTCGTTCTAATATTCCAAGAACAAAACCGATGCAATACCATTGCATGAGGTATAGCAAAGTCCGCCCCTACCAATAGCAGCGTATGCGCTACGGGTAGAGGCGGACTACCACTAAGAAGCCGGGAATCAGCGATCAGAGATCGTTCAGCGAGTACTCTCGACCAGAGCGGATGCGCATGATCTCGAAATCAGCCACGTCGCTCACAGTGCGGCAACCGGCCTTGTGCAGGCGGTTGTAGCGATCGATGTAGTCGTTGACGAGATCGACCGTAGCAGTGAAGCCGACAGGCTCAGCGTCGGGGTTTCGAAGCTCAAGGATGTCGGTGAGGATCTTCGCCTCAAGCAGATCCTTCATGATGGTCGGGTCGGTGATTTCGTAACGATCGTATCCGAGGAAGTTGTTGAATTCGACGTTGTTGTGTCGGAAAGTCATGTGGGTTCCTTCTTTTGTTGGTGGTGATGTTGTGGGGTGTTACTTCTTTTTGCGCGACTTCTTTTTGGTTGTGCGCGATGTTGCCTCAACTTGCTTCTTTTGTTCTAGTAGATATAGAACAACTTCAAGTGTCGATGTTGGTTTGAAGTTATGTGCAAGATTGAGGAAAATGTCCCCATGTCTGATGAAAGGTGTGGTTGGGATACGCACCAGGTCTTTTGCACTATTGAGACGTTTGAGAATCTTATCGTATTCGTCGATGTTGTCATCAATTGTTTGGGGTGCTGTAATCTCTGCTCGCGATGCCTCTTCCTCATAGGGGTTGTTACCATTGATGAAAGCGATGACATCCCGCTTCGTATAGGGCGGAATGTGATCATCGATGTTGATATAGAATAGCTCGTCGTTCGTTTTGAGGAAAGCGTATTCCGTATCGACTACATCAACATGAAGGATGTGACCAGGCTGCATCTTTGTGAGAACAACATCAAGGAGTTCTGCGTGTTCGACAAAATTGACAGCGTTAACGTCGATCGTCATGTCCATATTTTGCTTCTTTCTCTTGGTGTGTTGTCTATTTCATGAAGAAATAGACCATTGTCATGGCACTGAGCACAGAGAAGATGACGCTTATTGCGGCGGAGATATGTTTTCTCTCTATAATTTCTATAGGAAGTGCTGTCAGATTGAGAATAAGTCCAATAAGGGAGAGGATTCCCCATGCTGTGTTACTCATGTTGTCACCTTTCTGTTTTTGTTATTCCATCGGTGGAATCAATGCCGCGATGTCAATCATGATGATGATGAGGAAGAAGCTCATGAGAACAGAGCTGCCGATGAGAAACGTGATATGACGCTTGCGGTGTGTGGGCTCAGCTGCTGCCATGTTGCGTGGCAGTGTCATAAGAGTGACAAACAGCAACACAGTGAGTACGAATCCTGCGACGTGGGCAGGGATGATAGACGCGATGTCGGTGATGTTCATGTCAGACCCAGATGAGCCATGCTTCTGGCTTTGCGTTGATGCGCCCCAGCATCCATGCGTCATTGTGCGCGCATTCGATGTTGTTGCTATCGATCCAGAGGTTGAATCCGTCGCAATAGGTCTTCATATACCGATTTCCTTCGCTGTCTTCTACGACGGTGCCTAGAGCCAAGCGATTGAATGGCGTGGTGAGCGTACTGAAGATAATGGGCGGGTGAATAGACATGCGTGTATCCTTTCTTGTGAGTTGTTGATGGGGTGTGTTGGTGCCTCCACAGGGGCTCGAACCCTGGACCCACGGATTAAAAGTCCGTTGCTCTACCAGCTGAGCTATAGAGGCTGTGTTTTTGTGTTGTTTCTGCGTCCCCTCGGTGGGATTCGAACCCACATGTCCTGTGTTGGACACTGGAACCTAAATCCAGCGCGTCTGCCTGTTTCGCCACGAGGGGTGGGCTCTCTGATTAGCGGTGTTGATGTTTGTACGTATCAGAGAGCTTTGTGATGATGGGTAAGAACTGTTCACCACTCGTCTGTTAGGGTGAAGATAAAGCCCTCGAATTCAACGCGTTTGATGAGATCATCGAGCATCCTGATGTTCTCGTTTATAATGTCAGTCATGATCGGTTGATCGTCGGCTCTCTTCTCACCCTCCAGCTGATCACGCAGCAACTTCATGCTGCGCGTGATGAGGGATTGCGCCTTGTCATTGAGTTCCATGGTGTTCTCCTTTCTTATTGGTCATCAGTTTTTGGCGGTGTTGTTACCACACAAAGCGCAAGCTTGTCCTAATACTGCCGTGGATGATCTTGGTGGTATCAGGGTTATGTGCGGCATTACAACGTCGAACGATTTCTGCGAACTCATTGTTAGTGTAATAATTGTTCCATGGGTCCACCCACACGCAAAAAGGTTCATTGGGGTTGTGTGGTCGATGGACGTGATAGAATGTATTACACCCCGGTGGATCAATGATCGTACCGGCGGAGAAGTCACTCGCCTTGAAGACATGGCGAGTGCCATCAGGGCCTTCGGCTTCGAACATATCGCCAGTGAGCTCTTCCGGCTCACTGCTGTCTTCTGTCATTGCCTTTTCAGTCTTTTCGGAGGTATCAATGGGATTATCACCATTGTCTCTATCGGTGATAAGAGACTTATCAATGTTGACGTTGAAGGTGTCGCAGAAGTAATCGAGAGCGCGATCGAGATCGGCCTTGACATCGAAGTCGGATTCATTTTCTTCAGAGATTTCATCGAGAAAAGCCTCGTTGAGCATGTCGTTGAGAAATTCAACGAATGCCTCTGCGTTACCTATGAAGGTCTGAGTATCCATGCGCGCTTGCCTTTCTGTATTAGTCAGCTAACACGTATTTCGGATTAGCGGTCTGGATAGGCTTCATTCGCAGTTCTGTGTACTGATTGAGATATGACTGGTAGTAAGAGTCCCAGTCTGGTTCTACCGCAGAGTTCCAAGAACGGAACAGCTTGGTGATGTGATCTCGAACCTCCTGTGAGATTCCTCGTCTACCGGCGTATGCAAGCACAACACCACCTTCAGGATTGAACTTGATAACGTCATCGAAGTTGTCACGAATGGCGTAGTGGTGAAGGTAGTATCGACGGTGCTTGCGAATGAAGCGCAAACCCATGCCGAGATCGGCTTCGTGTTGGATTTCGTGGCACTTGTAGATAATCATGAGCGTTACTCCTGCTCTTGCTTCTTCTTGCTCTGTAGTTCGTACCAATCCTGATCGTCGATCGGATCGGGTAGATGCACCTTGCACTTGAGGATTGATGTCAAGTTCTTGGCGATGCGTTCATCGTGGAGAACCGACTTGTGTACACGTACACCCACAGGGATACTACGTCCGTAAGTGTATTCAAGAATGACCTTGGTATCGGGTCGATTAGAGTATCCAATCTCGTATCGGTATGAAATCCCATCAGTGAACACCTTGGTTCGCTTGACGTTCCATCCTCGGAAGATGAAGGTTCTCATTCTGACTCCTTTAGTAGCTCCTGTAGCCGCTCATTGACCTTGTCCATGTTGGGATTTTGACGAGGGTACACCCTGGCATCAGGAATGTCCAAATCGTTATCGCATCCGCAAATCGAAATGGATTCTGTCTCGAAGAGTGATTCATATAGATCCTCCACAAGACCGTTGTATTCGTTGTAGCTAACGAATGACCCACTATTATTGTGAGATCCAGTAAGATTGTCGAGATACTCGGCAATGTAATACTTGGCCTTGTTACAACCAATTGCTGTGTAGGGCTTGTCGAACTGATCTCGATCGAGCTTATCAACGACGTATTCGAGAATGTTCATCAGCAGTAACCTCCGTGATACAGGTATTGGATTCCATTAGGGTGGAATCCCAACGGATCATCATCGTTTGTGTCGATGTAGAATCCACCGAAAGACTCAAGATACCGATGTTCGACCTTGTCATAGTAGTCGAGTCGGCACGATGTCCATTCGAAGTTAGGCATGCTGGCTTTGAAGTGAATCCGTGAGGGCAATGTGATAGTGACGCCATCTCCGCAATCAACGATGGTGTATTCGCGGATTTCATCTTCGTCACTGATCTGGTTAAGAAGCCAGACGATGTCTTCTGACGAATAATGGCGGATTTCGTCATAGCTTCCCGCGTCGGGTACGAGATTCAGATTGTATACCCTCGCGGACAGCCACTTGGGAATCTTGATAGGGGTTTCGGTCACGATTGTTCCTTTTGTGTGTGAGTTTGTTTTTGTTTTAGATCATTCGAGTGTGCGGTGACGCTATGCGATCAGTGCTCGTTGAGAACGATGGAGAACTTTTTGTTCCCGATGAATTCGATGATCTTATTGAGCTCATCAATATCACGCTCAAGGTATTTTTTCGATCGCGGGTCAGATGATGCTAAGACTCGCTTTTCGTCAATGACGTATTGGATGCCACTGAGGATTAGCACTCGTGTCATATTGTTTACGACGAGTTCGTTCTGAGCGTTATCAGTATTCATTGTTGGCCTTCTGACGAATTGTTGGGGATGTGATGGAACGGCGGGGGGTAAACCCCCCCGGTTCCGGGAAGTTCCAAAACCGATACA